GTGGAAATATTGGCGCGGGCTCAACTCGGCGTCAAAGCGGGGCTCAAACTTTTCCGTGTACTTAAAAAACAATCTACCTTTCTCGTCGTCGAACCATGCGATCCATTTCTTTTCCATTTTCAATTTCCTCCCTGCCCTCTGTGGTGGGGCTGACCGTTTGTCGTGTGACCGCCCGGAGGCGGTTTGTGGAGTAGTCTATTTTAGCAACGCTTTTATTTTGTCGATGTCCGACATATCAACTTCGCCGAATTTTTTAGTAAATGTCATTACTCCATCGTTAGCCAAGCTCTCTAAAACGGTTTCAACTTCTATGTCCTCCCAGTTCATTTTGCCAGCCCGTGATCCGGCATGGAAGTCATAGCGGATATTGTACATTTGCTCCAAACTGTCCTTTTCGATGATTCTAGCTTTTATTTTCATTTAATTTCACCCTTTCTGCCGGGATAGGCTCCCGGCTGGCCTTTTGGTATTTTTAGAAGTCACTGTCGTAGTCTTCGTCGCAGGGGTGATTCGCCGCGTATTCGAGCTGATGGGCTTTTGCTTCCGGGGTTTTCCATTTCGCCAACGTTGCCGCTAACTCATCTTTCTCAGTCTGTGTCCGCTGGGGCTGTGCGCCTTTGAATTTGCTTTCCTGCGCTACGACTGTAGGGGCTGAACCATATCCGACGCGGGTTGTTATTTTCCCGCCACCTGTGTAGGTCCTGGTTGCTTCTTCGTAAGTTCTCATTTTTTGCATCCCCCTTCGTTTTTTGTGGCTTGCTTGCTTGTGAGTACATCTTATCACGCTTGCTTGCCAGTGTCAAGCACTTATTTCAAATGTTTTTCATCCCCGCAAAGCCGCGCCGCTATTGGGCTGAGATGGATTAGCGCCGTAACTCCTTTATAAACTCTGACACTTTTTTATGCTCCGCATCGGTCAGTAAAAATGTCCTGCGCTTTGCATCTAAAGGAGATTGTTTCTTTGCGCCGGCTCCTGGGCGTTTGCCGCCATGATTATTGTTTTTAGTTTTCATATTTTATTTTGCCTCCCACTTATAACCTTTGCACGTTTTTTTCTTGCCATTGACACAGTTACCGATAGCACCCCTGGTTACGTTGTTCTCTCTAGCAGCGTCTGTAAGACTGTCATAAACGACCCTTTCTCCGTTTTTAGATATGCGGACTACGGCTTTTTTACGGGATTGGACGAATTGTTTTACTGCCTCTTCGTTTTTTGTAGTTTTTGTAGTTTTTGCAACATAACTACGTTTTTTTAACATTTCTTCCGTATAGTTTATTTTACTGCGCGGAACGCGATTTAAATTGGAACCTAGATTCTTTTTGACTGCTATTTTGCGCATTTTTTCCAGTAGTTCAGCATCTATAAATCCATGGTGTCGGCCTAGCATAATTGCATCTTTTAATTGTGCGTGACTGATTCCGTGGACATGGGAAACGTGTGTAAGTGGACGTTTAAACCCCTTTTTACCGCAAATAGGGCAAGCACCCTCTTGAAGGATGGCTATTATCTTGTCTCGGTTCCTTAAAATAATGTCCATGGCTACACCCCAAAATCCAGCAGACTCCAGCCTTCGTTTCTATACAGATCCTTTTCCTGTTCTATAACCGCCATAAACTTTTTAGCGTCGAAGGCGGCTAAGAAAAAATCTGGCTTAACAACGTCTTCTCCATCGTGCCCGTTGCCGACGTAATTGCCGGTAAAGACCAGAATGGCAAAGTCGGTTCCGTCCCCAAAAGATTCGGCAAATTGACCAAGTTGCCGCCAGTTCTTAACACAGCTTTTGCCGTCTAGGATGCTGCTGCCTTCTTCCAGCGCTTCCTCCGCATTGGCGTAAATCATTCCGTGGCTGCATTCGCGCGGCTCCCAGTCTAGGCATTGGAAGCGGAAGTATCCTTTCCCTATATATGCGTCGAGGTCGGCGGCGTTGAAGCTTGTAACAATGTGGGTGTCATCCTTTAAGATCATTTCGCTTAGCTTTTCATTTTGTTCGCTCCTTTCGTTCGACTTGATTAAAGTATAGCAAATCAAAACATGATTGTCAACACTTATTTCAAAAGTTATTTTCCCCAGTGTTTGCAAGGGCTGAGAGGGATTCGACGCAAGGCCGGCGGGAAATTCGCAGGAAAATAATTTTCTGGCGGTGGAAAAATGCGGGAAGGGCGATATATAATAGATAATTAAAAGTATTGCGGGGTTTTTAAAAAAAAGCGAGGCAACCAGCTACCATCAAGGCGCAAGGGTGGCCAGAAGCGGGAGATAAAAGTATCATTATAGGCGTCAGTGGCCGAGTGGATGAAGGCGTGTGACTGTAGATCACATCCGAGAGGCACGGTGGTTCGAATCCATCCTGACGCACCAATTATACTTAGATGGAGGTGGCATGGCTAAGATGGCGTGGAATCAGAAAGAAGAGATTACCGAAGAATTAGTCAGAGGATTAGATAAGGAGTCTTTACGTCGGTTACATATTGGTTGTTTTGGAGCCGCTTTCGGCAATCCAAGCGAGGACAATTTAAAAGCGGCAAATATAGTGAGGCAGGAGATGTTTAGACGGTATACCGATGAGGAGATAAGGGAGATGTGGAGTCCAACTCTAGGAGGTGGAGACAATGCCGACGCCAAAGGACATGTATAAGATGACACCGGAGCAGGAGCGGGAGATCGAAAAGCTCTATATTGATAGCTTTACGCCGCCAAACTTGGCTGAATTTCGGAAATATATAGAAGGTGAATGGGTGGTGAAAGACAATGCCGGCAGGACGGCCAACACTGTATAAGCCAGAGTATGCGGAGCAGGCGTTTAGACTGTGCCTATTGGGATTGACAGATGCCGAACTAGCTCATGCTTTTGACATAGAGGAGTCAACTCTCAATTTATGGAAAAACGCACATCCAGAATTTATGGAGTCCATTATAAATGGTAAGGAAAAAGCGGATGCAGAGGTGGCAGAAAAACTATGGCATAGAGCGCTGGGTTACTCACATCCGGAGGAAAAAATCTTCGTTGATAAGGGAGAGGTGATCAGGGCTGACACAACAAAACACTATCCACCCGATACCGCTGCAGCCTTCATCTGGCTCAAAAACCGGCGAGGCCAGCAATGGCGCGACAAGCAGGAGATAGATGTCACCAGCAACGGCCCGCTTCAAGTGACCTTTGTCAGGCCGGAACCGGAATAAGCCTACATTATGTCAACTAGCTCAAGCCGCGTGGAATAAGGGTTTAGAGTGGCCATGTTCCGCTAATAGTTACTATGTAAACTAGCGTGAATCCTGGAACCCGCGTCATTGCTGGGTTTCTTGTGTTAGGGTAACTTAAGCCCCGATATTAGCGGAACATACCACTATATGTGGTACCGAACATCTGTTTAAAAGCAGGCAAGCGCAGGACAATGGAACGTCACTAAACAAGTGGCAGCACGCTTCGACGTGTGGGATCGTTCCTCCTGGTGCCTGCTTTTTTATTGTAGGATGGTCAGCATGTTACATGAGGCTGCAACCCTGGCGGCCTGGTGCCCGATGCAGCCACAAACCGGTACCCCCCCCGGCACATTCGGGGCGGGCGTGCTGTATGTATACCTCCCCTGAGAAAATTTTTTACAATATCAAGGAGTCTTTACCTACTACCAATAAATAGGAGGTTATCTTATGGCAGTTGACACCGAACCGTTATGGTATCGTATGATGCAAACTGGATTCTTAGCTTATCCGTGCAATCCATACCTTTCGTCTAGCTATACTTTTCCATGCCCGCAGCACACCCAGGAGAAGCAAGCCCAAGTCTGCCCTGTCTGTAATGGCAGACAAACCGTTCCAGCAGGGTTTTACGGTCAAGAGGCAAGCGTTTCGTCTTCTTCTATGCCGGAGCAATGTCGCAGTTGTGGCGGCAGGGGGATTGTGTAGACTATCTCATTAAGCCGTTGCTTGACAGGTATTGTTAAATCGTAGGGGCGTAGTCAAGCGGTAAGGCAACTGCCTGTTAAGCAGTGTAGCGCAGGTTCGAATCCTGCCGCCCCTGCCATAAAATTTTTTCAAACAATGGAGGTTTTACAAATGGTCATTAAGGTCATCTTCAAATCTGGTCGCGAAGTAAAGCTTACTGTCAATACCGAAGACAGGGAAGTTGTATTCGACATGTTCTCCAAACACAAGTTTATCAAAGTGGGGGTACCTAAACTTGAAGGGATAATAAACACCGCAGAGGTGGAGCAGTTGCTGTTTGTTGATTAGGTGCTAGTTTGGGGTGGTTTTAAAGACCAGAAAAACATACTTAGTGGAGTCCTGATAACTATAAATATATCAGGCAGAATGAAAAATCGAAAAAAACCTATCTCAGCCATACTCCTGCAAGCGATTGCGGGTTTTTATTTTGTGTACGTTTATGTGCAAAAAAGGCCCTTGATTTACACATAAATGATCAACGTTCCGGGAGGTGCTATTTTGCTCAGAGTTATTCAAGACACTGACGATAAGACCGGGGAATTAAAGAAAGAAAAACAGTTCTATTATGAGGACTCCTTCAATGTTGACGGCTACAAAGTCCCCACACATAAGTCAGGGGCTAAGATGTTCTTCGATGTGTCATTCCCTAAAGAGATGACCGATTCGGAGATTGGCAAGATGGCCCGCCTTGCAAAGTTGATGGTGGCTGACTCTAACATGCTGGGTTACAGGACTAAGTTCGGCATACGGGCCTATACAAGCGTTCACATCATCAAGATTGTTGACCTGTCCCCGAGGCGAGGGCGGCAGTTCCTTGATAAGATGATGCGCCTGGGGTTGCTACAAATTAACATGCGCAAATACAGCGATATTGATTGTATTGAGTATTACATTAACCCGGCCTACTTCTTCGCTGGGCGGCGCATAAGTTTTAACCTTTATCTGCTGTTTAGAGAGCGTCTTGACCCAATATTAACTCCATATGCAAAAGATGCCTTCTGGAAGATGGCTAACGAGATGGTAAAAAAATAAACCGGAAGAACCGGAAGGAGATGGATGTAGTGGATAGCCGCAAGATTGACGCGCTGGTGGCAGAGTATGTGACGGAACTAACCATTTACACGAAGTGCCTAAAAAACCATAAACCGTGGTGCGGTGCGGAAAAGTGTTCCCTCGAATGCAAAGAATTGCAAGGATGGAGTTTGCCCCATTACTCCACCGAGTGGGGACCGGCGGGTGTCGTGGTGGAGAAACTAACCGAAGCAAAACGGTGGAACTGGGGTATTAGTATTTATGCCCGCGATCATAGTAAGGTATTTGTCAGTATCACAGACGAGACGTTTACGAAAATAACTGATGCGATAGCCGAAACAGCGCCCCTGGCTATCTGCCTCGCAGCACTCAAGGCCAAGGGGGTGCCAGTTGATAATTAACAACTACGACAAAAAGATGCTCCGTATCTACCTCAACAAGCTGGCCGAAAAGGTCCGCTTACTTAAGTGGAACATCTGGCAGGCCCTTAACCGCAGATTCCTCATCACCTACCAACCTATTGAGGACTGCGCCCGGTGCCGTGACTGCGGGCGAAACGTACACGACTTCCACGTACCGGATCAGTTGTGGCTTGACATGATCGGCTCCGATGCTGGGGTGTGGTGCTATGACTGCTTTGCCAATAGGGCGGATGAAAAGCTGGGCTTTGGCTGGAGATGGGAGCTTGTTGAGAAGTGGTATTGATGTGGAAACTACACGGGCGCAAGAACCCCTATACCGTAATTGGCATTAGCCGCCTACCCCTGCTTCAGGTGTGGCAAGCCTTCGGCCTACCAGTGGCAGATTTGCTCAGACGGCAACCTATACCGTCCTATCTGCCGCGAGTGCGACATTGCACTAAATGAGATGGTTTTGAGGTGGATGGGGTTTGCTGATTGGGAAGAGAAACTTAAGGCATATACAGAGGCAATGAAAGGGGAGAACCCATGTTAATCACAATTACCGCAGAAGCGGAAGGAACGGGAAAAAGGTCTATTGTAATTGACACCGACGATATTACCATAAGCGGCGTTGGAGGTTTTGAGTTGACGGAGCGGATGCTTGACACGTCTCTGTCAAGAGGGGTTGGCAAGCCATTAAACCTGCTGCTTAAATCTATCCTGCGAGAGGCCAATCTAAAAGCCGCAGGTGATGGGTGGATACTCCATTGGTACGAGTGCGACAAGGCGTGGCTTGGGGTGTCCGGGAAGTACCGCAAACTTATCCATATGGCGGTTACAGATTCTTTAATGGATGACCATTTTCCGCATGTTCACAGTAAGCCGCGGCTAGTAGAAGTGATGTGCTTTGCCGAAAGCAACAATATCCCCTACAAGCTGTCTACCGTGAAGCCGGAGGTGGAAACATGCTTCAGCGCATAACCCTTCAAGAGTTGACCGACAATCAGAAACATCGGCTGTCTGAATACTGGATTCTAACAGAGGGCTACCCTAAAAGCGGTGTTGAGTATGCCGACATTAAGCGGGACGATTGCCCCGACATGGTGTATAGGTTGCCATTACTCAGCCAAAGCCAGCTTATGACGGCGATAGATTATTTTTCCACAGAAAAGCTATGGGCAAGGCTGAAAGGGGTGCTGTAGATGCTCCAAAACATAACCACCGCAATGCTCTCAGAGCTAACCCCCGCCGAACAGCAGAGGCTTCGGGAGTGGTGGAATCCGCAACACATGAAAGATGGCGATTGGTTCTATGGGACGTATGGCAGTAATTGTAGGGATGTTGACGTATATATATTGAGCCCCTACAAAACCGATAACGGCATATATGGCGCAAGTCTCCATGAATATGGTGCTGAGCCAGACCCTAACGCGCTTCCCCTACTCAGTGTTGGTCAGTGTATCGAACTGTTTAAGGACAAAACCGGCAGGTTGCCCGAAATAAAAGACTATGACCACTTTAAGTTTATCACCGTTGGCCTCGGTGGTATGGGTTATCCAGCGGAAGAACTCATCCGCGCCCTCTGGGATACTGTAAAGGCTTGTTTAAGGGAGGCGGGGTAGCCGTGAAGTTGTTTAGGGTTGAGTTTATGACAATTAGGCGTGGGGATCCTGCTTATTTAGTGGTTGCCCAAAACGAAAAAGAGGCGCTAGAAAAGGCAAATGCTAAGTTTGATGGCTATTCCCTCCGAGAGGATGCTATCGAAATATCTGAGGTAGACGGTTACAGGATAATCCTCCAGAAGAAGAAGGTAAAGGAGGTTCCCGCTAATGTGTAAAACCTGCGCCCACACCAAAGTTTGCAAAGACAAGTCAGAGTACCAAGCGGCGTTCAGTGAACTGCAACAGCCGAGGATTGCGACCTTTAAAGCAAAGTTAATATGTGAGAACTATGATGAGGCGCAAGACAACCCCCTGGGCATTTTGAAGATGCGCTACAATTTTGAGCAGTTGCACAAAGCGCAGATGGAGGCCATGCTGAAATGCAAGGAACTATACGAAAAATCGCCATATTTTAAACAGCCGATTGAAAAGTGGAAGTATGTTTATGGCGCAGGGCGATCCGAACCTCCGACTGGTATAAAGTTTAAACAAGGAGGATCCTTATGATTATTGTTGATGCTGTCTATGTCGCTGACCAGATGGACGGATGCTTGGGGCTGGCTGAAAAGGCATACAAAGACCTGGTTGCCGCAAACGAAGGGACGATAGACCGTGCGGCGAGTAGGATTAATGCATTTCACGATCTGGACAAAGCCCTGTTCGCGCTAAGAATAATTCAGGAGATAATGGATGATGCAAAGCCGATAAGCAGAATCGGAAGCGTTACTATTTAAAAGAAAGAATGGTTGAGATATTACAGTAAGGGCGGTGTTGTGGTGAGGGATGACGAGAAACGCTTCCTTGTAGACATTTATACCCATTGTACAACCTACTACGCGGACCCGCCACGGATTGGAACCAAGAACCCCAGAGTTATAATCAATGAGCCAGGATTTTATATGCACTATAAGCGCGCATGGTATCTTCTCGAAAAATGGTGCGGTAAAGATTGGTATGAATACGGGACAACGCTTGACCGTGGGTGGTTGACAACTAAAGGAATTGAAGCGGCTGAAAATGTTTTGCAGAAAGAAGTGATTCTATGACCGACACCCTACAACCCACCAAAGAAGAACGCCAGGTGATCGCCAGTCTGCGAAGAATAGGCTGGGGTGAGGTCACCGTCAAAGTCAAGGACGGCAAGATAGTCCTGGTGTCTGAGAATAAGACAATCAAATTAGATTAAAAAACGTTGGTGGTGGTGATACTTTGTTGCTATATAAAATTGAATACAGAGATTTCGATGGATCAACTAGCACTATATTAAAAGTTGGGGACGATGAAGATGATGCGGTCAGAAGATTTTATACGGTTCCTTTTAGTAGCGGAATTAAAATTTATGATATAAATGCAGTAGCTGAAGTTGATGGACATAAAATTATAGTACAATAATCAGCCACGAGAACGACTCCGGGCTGGGTAGGGACGAGCGCATACGGTGCGTTGGTTCTTATCCAGCCCTATTTTTATTTTCAGAAGGGATGATATCATGCCCAAAGATTTACAAAAAGCCCTTGCCGAGTGGCAGGAGGCGTTGAGGCTTCAGGACTGGGATATAACGGCGGAAATGTTACGACCCGCCGAATACGAGCATTTAGTTGAGAAAAAAGATTCTTATGGTTGCAACAATATAGATTGGCCTCGTCGTAAGTGCCAAATATTTATTCGCGACGATCCAGGCGTGGTAGATGAACTAGAATTCACCCTTGTTCATGAGCTTGTTCATATCTTGATTGACAGACTAGATACCGTTGCATCAGTGGCAATAAGTTTTGTTTCCGACAAGGTTAACGAGTCAACACTTGAAGGACTACGCGGTTATGAATTAGAGACATCTGTCAACATGATTACCCGCGCCCTTCTCAAGGTCCGCGACATGGCGCAGGAGGTCAGGGAGAAATAAGGTGACATCATGGCTAAAGCCAAAGCGAAACTCAAAAAACTTGCCGTACAATGGTATCCCCAGCCCCGGCAACTAACCTTCCTCCGTGCCTGTGGCCTGGCCTGGCCGTTTGAGGGGGGTGAACCATCACCTCCAGTTGCGACCGTCATAGGCTATGGCGGCAGCGCCGGAGGTGGCTAGGTAAGTCTGACGCACTCCTCGGGGTTGCCATTGTCGCAGGGCTAAACTACCCTGGCATAAACATCGGCTACTTCCGGCGCGAATATCCGCAGTTAGAAGGACCCGGCGGCGCCATCATGCGAAGTCAGGAACTAATGTCGGCCTGGGCGGACTGGAACGGCACACAACGGCGTTGGACGATGCCCACGGGTTCCATTTTGCAGTTCTGCCATTGCAAGAATGAAGAGGATGTTTTCAACTACCAAAGCTTGCAGTTCGACATTATCCTGCCGGACGAAGCCACTCAGCTTACCAGATTTATCTATCGTTATCTTATAAGCCGTAACCGTGCCACAAAATCAGGAATAACGCCATTTATGGCAATGGCAACTAACCCAGGCGGACCCGGACATCAATTTTTCAAAGCTGAATTTGTTGACTGTGGCCCTCCGGAGCAAGTTCATTCTGTAGAGGTAGAAGAAGGCGTATTCGAGGATCACATATTTATTCCGGCCTTTCTTGCTGACAACGAAATCCTTGAAAAGCGCGACCCGATGTACCGCAAAAAGTTGGAATCTCAGCCCGAAATCTACAGGAAGCAACTTTTAGAAGGAGATTGGGATTCGTTCGCTGGCCAATATTATCCAGAGTTCAACCGTAAAATACACACCCGCCCGCCGTTTGAGATACCGAAATGGTGGAAACGGTTCCGCTCCCTGGATTACGGCCTGGACATGACCGCCTGTTACTGGTGGGCCACGTCAACGGACGGCAAATGCTACATCACTAGAGAGTTGCACCAGCCAGGCTTGAGGCTGTCGGCGGCAGCGCAGAAGATTGTCGCCATGACACCGAAGAATGAAAAAATAGCCTATACCGTAGCATCCCCCGACCTCTGGAATCGGCGGCAAGAAACCGGCACCAGCGGCAGGGAGCTAATGGCCCGCGAGGGCTTATTTTTGACCAGGGCAAAGCACGACCGCATAGCCGGTTGGCGCACTTTACGGGAGTACCTCGCACCCTATGAGGACGAATTTGGCGTCCTAACAGCCCGCTTGCAAATATTCGATCACTGTACCAACCTGATACGGTGCCTCCCGCAGCTGCTCCACGATGAGCATAACCCAGAGGACGCGGCAGAAAATCCGCACAATATCACGCACGGGCCAGAATCTATCCGTTACGGCATAATGTCAAGACCTTCCAGAAGCGTAGACGACAGCCTGAAGTTTGACGCCAATATGCCGGAATCGGCAAGGAAGGCTGTTGTGGTCAACCTGGAGTTTGAGAGAAAATACCGCGAAGAATTAGTGCAACACCGCGTGAGGTGGTAGCATATGGCAATTTGGGACGGAATCAAAAGCGTAGCCGGAAAAGTGGTGAAAAAGGTGGCCGATAAGCGCAAATCTTTAAAGCAGGAACAAAAAGACGACAAATTGCTGGACTTTTGGAAAAAGCAACTCGAAGCCGACCGCCGCGCCAAAAAGGAATGGGACACCAGAATGGACCGCTGGCAGGCTGAATATGAGGGATCGCGAGAATTCGACAACCTGTCTGACGTTGCAATGGTGCGGGATAATAAGACCCCCCGCACCATTGTTAATTTCCCCCGGATGATCGTTGAAAGCCAGATCGACACGTCGGTCCCGGACCCTGACTTTAAAGCCGTGGCCCCCGACGACGAAATGGCGGTAGGTGCGCTGAAAAATTACTGCATGTATGTCGTCAGGTCGGCCAACCCGTCACTTAACGAAATAAACCTTGAGAATGAGCGCCGGACCATGAAGTTCGGCATTAGCTTTGTCAAGGTTCACTGGAACAACGCCATTAAAAAGGGTGGCTTCGTAGGCGACATTGAGCTTTCCAACCCACACCCGAAGGATATTATTCCGAACCACGGTGCGAAGAGTATGGATGATCTGGAGCATTATCACCACGTCACCAACCGCCACGTCAAATACTTTTTGAGGAAATGGCCTCACCTCACCAAAGAGGAGATAGAGGATAGGGCCACCCTCATTAAAGAGTTTGACGAGATGATCGACAGCCAGCGGATAACCGTATCGGATCAGGAATCCGGCGACAAGGACGCAGGACTGAACAAATACACCCTGGTTGAAACAACCTACCGCGACGAAAAAGGGGACATAGGGAAGTTCTGGTGGTCCGGCGACCTCTTGATCAAACACATCCCGAAGTTCTTCTACCGCCGCGACGAAAAAGGTAATCCGATTGAAAAGGAAACGCTGGAAGAAGATTTACAGGTTCGCGCCGGCATTGACCCGAAGACAGGCAAGCCTATTTATAAAAAAGTTCCGGCTATGATTGAAAAACCAACTGGTGAGTTTGACGAGGCCGGGAAGCCAATAATGGAAAAGGTTCCAAACGAAGTTGAGTACTACATCCCGAAAAACTGGGATCTGATTACAATACCTTTCATCCCGCGCGACAAATCGTTCTGGCCGGTCAGTATTATGGAAGATGTCCACGACCTGAACGAGAGCATCAAGAAAATACTCTTCACCATTGAGGAAGGTTATCTTCGTGGCAGGCGCAAGATCATCTGCGCAAACGAGGAAACCAAGCAAAAAATCTCCGACCCATTCTCCGAGATCATCGTTGTCGGCGACCCGCAGAACGTGAAGGCTATTGAACTCGGCCCCGGCGTGGAAGGCTTGCAACTTATGGAGACGATGAAAGGGTATCTTCAGATGATCACCGGGGCGACAAATGCCGCTTTGGGCTTGCGGACCCCTGGATCAACGTCCGGCAGGCAGGAGCAGATTTACGTCGAGCAGTCGGCAATGAAAATAACCCTGAAGGGCGCTTATAAGGCCAATTCCTTCAAGCAACTTTACCGGGTGATAGCAGACTTCGCCATGGCCTTCTGTGATGATGACAGGCCGTTTAGATTGGCCGGTGACAGGGAGCAGGAGATATACGGCTACTACAACCGTCTTGACATGCTGAAGGATCTGAACGGTAATATCGTGTTTCCTGACCTGGACATCGAAGTAACAGCGGAACCGGCGTTTATGAAGGCGAAGGGCGAGATATTCAACAACTTCGTCCTATTGGCCGGGCAGGGCAGGTTTAAGGCTGAGGCAGGCAACCTGTTCCTGCTGAAGGTACTGGATAAGCTCGGCATTCCATTTTTAAAGGATCTCATAACCGAGATGTCCACAGAGATAGAGGCACAGAAGCAAGCGCCGCCTCCGCAGCAGCCACCTGGACCGCCGCAACCCCAGCCGCAGGGTGGTGGGCAGGAGATGGCACCGCAACAAGGACCACCGCAGGCGCAGGGACCGCCACAGGCACCAGTGCAACCCCAGCAACCGCAACTTGACCCGGCGATAGCGAAGGCGTTAGCGCAGAACCCACAACTACAGCAGGCTTTGATAGGATTGCCGCCAGACGCACAGGCGGCTTTTTTGTCGGCTGATCCAGAGCAACAGGTGCAAATGCTGGTTCAGCTACAGCAGACTATTCAGCAACCACAGCCACAGCCACAGCCACAGCCACAAATATAAGGAGATGATAACAATGGCAAAAACCAAGTCCGTAGTTAAAACCGGAAAAACGAATCTTACCCTAAGTAAGGTCAATAAGGGGCACAGCGGTGAGGAAAGCAAAGTGCGAATCACCGGCAAAAAGGCGTAGAGGGTGATGACGGTGGCGAAGAAGAAAAGCGGTGCAACTAAGAAAATCCCCGGCAAGACGGCCGCGTCTATTGGGACACCGCAGTCCTATAAACCGACTATTTACCTCGACGACAAGCAGATTCCGAAAGGAATTAGCGGCGCGAAGGTGGGCAGTAAAGTCCAGATGGTTGTTACCGGGAAGATTGTATCGACCTCAGAGCGGCAGGATAAGGGCGGTAAAAATAGGAGCGTGTCTATTGAGATCGATAAGATTAAGCCGGGATGCTGAACATCATGCAAGGAAAGAGGGGTAAAAATGAAATGTCCTAACTGCGGTCACCAACTGCGAATCGGCAAAACGTACATGACATTCAAAAACGACGACACGCCCAACGCGCAGACGGAAGCCTACACAAACTTGCCGATGATCTGCGGCAATTCGCGGTGCGGTAACTTCGGCAGGACGGATTTGAGCAACCCGACCAAAATTGTGCAGACCGTTACGAACCGATTGAATGGTTAGGGGGTGGGTAGATGTTTAATGTGGCTCTTCACTTTAAATCCGGTAAAGAAAAAATATTGATAATTGACCACGACGACTTTATTAAGTGGGCAATATCGTTTTTAGAAAAACAGTGGATTATCGGTAAAGATATGACTCTAGACAGAGATTCGCTGGAATTTATTGAGTTAAAAAAATAGGGGGTGGCCACCATAGACCCCGCTTTGCTTTTGGCATGGAATAGCCCCGCCGAGAAGGCGCAGTATCAGCAGTATGTGGAGAATCTTAAGGGTAGCACCGCCGAGGGCATGTCAACGTCTGCCTTCAAGGACGCCATGAAGTATAAGTACGGCACCAATTTTTACCTCGACGACCCCACCATTTACAATCAGGATACCACGGGTGACAGCGCCCGTAACTGGTTGTGGAATGCGGTGGATCGGTATGATGCGACGCCGAGCTACCTAAGAGGGACAAACGCTATCGACATTGTGCCCTATACGCCAAATTACGGCGGCAGGTATCATGTCTATGGCCCTGACGTTGGGTTGATCGATCTTGTCCCGCCAACCGCAGACTACAATATTGCCGATTTCCCTTATGTGCCGGCAAAAAACCTGCAACATGAACTTATGCACGCCCGGACCTATGAGCAAGATATACCCTGGGAACAACAGAAGGCTTTTATTGAGTCCGGCTGGCCAGGGGCGACACAGGGGAGTGAATCCATCCGTGGGGTGATGATGAATAACCCACATGCCGAAAAAGCAAACGATTTTTCCTCCTCTCCGTACGGCCGCACAAGTCCGTCGGAGGACCTAGCTGATTACCTGGGGATCATGTCCTACACGCAGAACCCGGAGAACCAGCCAAAAGAGGCCGACCTCAATATGGCAAATGATTGGTTTCAGGAGGACAACCCGCAACGGTATCAAATGGCGCTGGATATGTTAAAACGGCTGGAGCAAAGTAAAGGTGGTGAGCAGTATGCCTCTCCGTAAGGGTTCGTCTAAAAAGGTAATTGGTGAGAATATCGGTGAGCTTATCAAAAGTGGTCGACCCAAAGATCAGGCCGTGGCAATCGCCATGGATAAGGCTAGAAAAAGCAAGAAGAAAAAGAAGGGCGGGAGGAAGTGAGCGAACTAATTCGGTGTGAGTGCAATAAATTACTTTGCACTAAAGACAAGTGCAAAACAACCGTTCATAACCAATCCGTACAGAACATGCAGGCAAACATTGAGGCGGTGGACGATGACCATTGCAGGATAGAAATAAAATGTCCAAAATGTGGGAAAATTAACGGAATAATAGTTTAGAGGCCATTCAGAGCCCGTTCTCCTTAACCGGAGAGCGGGCTTTTTTCTTTTGCTCCAACACTACTGAAAGGAGATAGCCTATTTATCGTTCTCTTTAAGCCATTTTTCAAGTGCCTGCTTAACTGCATCCTGAACAGTGATACCTTTTTTGGCGCAGGTTATTTTAAGTTGCCTAGCAAGGCTTTCTTCTAATCTGGCGCATAATTGTTTCATAGAATTCCCTCCTGTATGCTTGCATACATGTTAACTTGTATGGTATAATGGTAGTATAGCATATAGGGGGGATTTTGTGAATAGCGAAGGGCATAAAAAATGTTCCACTTGCAGGAAGATAAAGCCATTGAGTGAGTATTATGGGGATAAGCGCCGTAAGGATGGGTTACAATGTCAGTGTAAATCTTGCCTTAAGAAAAGTGCCAAGGAAGGTCAGAGAAAATATGCAGAGTCAGGCAGAAAGAATAAGAAAATATCTGAACGCGCCGACAGATATGATAAAGAACGAGTTGAAATAGATGGTAAGGTTTGCCCGGTTTGCGGTATATGGAAACCTCGTTCCGATTATCGTCTTAATCGTTACAGAGAGGATGGTTTATGGAATTTCTGTAAGGCATGCTTTAACGAACGTTATGGCAATAAAAGAAAGGAATATAATGTAAAATATAATTCAAACCCAGAGGTGAAAGAACGCAACAGGGCAAGAAACCTTGAATATCATCATAAACACAAGGACGAAATCAACAGAAAAGACAGGGAGAGAGTCAAGAAATTAAGAGAATCCAGCCCCGAAATACTAAAAGCAGAAAGGCAAGTGCAATGGGAGAGAGATGTTAAAAGGGTTGGCCGTGATGAAATTAACAGGAAGATGCGCGAATGGAGGAAAAATAATCCGGAAAAATGCAAAGAATATGGCAGGAGGCAACGAAGCAAAGGCAATGATAGGGCCTACTATTATCAGTACAAATGGAGAAAACTTAACCGCGACAAATTCCTCGGTAGCTTAAGGGTTAGAAGTGCACGAAGGAAAGCATTAAAAAATAACAACGGAGGCGAATTTACACAGCAAGAATGGACTGATTTGTGTAATAAATACGGCAATATATGCCTGTGTTGCGGAAAGAAAAAGAAACTTACCGCAGATCATATTATACCGTTGTCCCTAGGTGGTACAAGTAATATAGATAACATCCAACCACTTTGCCAGAGTTGTAATTCTAAAAAAAGGGTGCGAATAATTGATTATAGGCCAGATTTCAAAGGCGTCCAATAGGGCGCTTTTGTTGTTGAAAGGAGGTGTTAAAAGGAATGGCAAAAAACCTGCCCCAAAAAATGCCAGCCAGTGCCACATTTATTTTTGACAACGGTACCGGCAAAAAGCAAGCGGATGTCACGAAGGTCATAAAAGGCGGGGATCTGAGGTCCCGCAAGGGCAACAACAATGGTCGCTAACAACTGAATAAGCAAGGAGCAGGACCGGCAACCTGCTCCTTTTTGTTTTGCCTGACACGCCGGAAAGAACGGCGACATATCCCTGGCGAGGGCAAACGCGAGGAGGTAACACATGTTTAGATTCGATCCTTCCCGATTAAAGGGTACTTACATTGACGACGGTGGTTCTGCAAGCGGGGCCGGTGCATCCGGTTCAGACGGTGGGAGCGCGTCCACCGCAGACCCCGTCGATTCCAATATATCGGTAGGCGAAGGGCAGGAGAAGTTTACCGGAGGCGAAACCGGAGCCCAAACGGGCGACACTGCGACCGCCACGCAGACGAAACTAAAACCTACCCAGACGCCAGAGCAGGACGCGGCATTCGCTCAAATGAGACGTGATAAGGAAATCCTGGAAAAGAAGTTGGCTCAGTACAACCAGACGGTTCAGCAACATTTCGGCCAGACTCACGGCTTAAACGACCTGGACAGCTACTTCAACGCTGTAGGCCAATCGCTTCAGCAGACACAGGTACGGCAACAGCAACAAGTGGAGCAATACCGTACCGGCCGGGAAGCGGAGCTTGAAAAGGCCGGTTACAACATCAAGGAAATCCGCGAGATCATGCGGACCGACCCGGCGTTTGTGCAGATGAACCAAGAGAACCAGGCACTCAAAAGGAAGGTTGCCGCCGACGATCAGCAACGTCAGCAGGACAGACGCGCCCAAGGCATCATGTCCGACCACTCGAAGCTGAAGGACAAATACGGCGACCTCGTGCCGGAGCTGGATGCTATGGATGAGGGCACCATTGACCTGATGAAGCAGGGGTTGCCGCTTCGGGCTGCGTGGTTGCAGGCTCATGAGGATGATATTCTGGAACACGCCAAGACCACGACGAAGGCTAAGACCCTGCGGGATGTGGGGAGCAAGAACCACCTCGACACTGAGAAGGGTGGAGGTGGGGAGTTTGAACCCCAAATCGACATATCGGATGAGAAGTTGAAGGTATACAAATCACTTTTCCCCGACAAGAAAATGGCGGATTACAAGAAAATGGAAAGCAAGTACAAAAAGACGGCTAAATAGGCCGTTTTTGACTTTGTAAAGGAGTGTGAAAAAGAGATGGCTTTAAAAATCGTTGGCAATATCAACGGCAACTACCACGGCAAGATCGTTGACACCTTGTACATGACCAACTCGGAGGCGGGTGTCGCGAATGCGGCATATAAACTCAGTTCTGGCCGGTGGACCCTGGCGGCTACCACGGACAGGATTTACGCCGTGTGCCGTAAGTCAGTTACCCTCGGAACTAATGTTTTAGCGGTAATGGAACTGGTGAAAGACGGCGACATCCTGGAGATCGATTATACCGGGACCCCAGATGCGGCGTTTCTTCCTGGGCTTGAACTGGCGATCCTCGATGCTACCGGACTGCTTGTTAATGCAGCTACAGTATCCGGCGGGCACCTTGTAATTCTGGAGAAAGACACGACCAACACGAAGGTTCGGTGCATTGCCACCAAAAACTTCGTGCAGGCGTCGTAATGGGGGTGGGATAGATGGGAGTATTAATTCAAAGTAGTGGTAACTTTCAAAAACTGGTAGGATTGTATGAAAATCCCTTACTTGAATATTGGGTAGACAAGTACGCGGATTCGATCAAGGATTCGATGATTCCGATCCTGTTCTCGAAGGAGCAGAGCGACAACCCGACCGAGGCTATCAGCGAAATGGTGGGTGCCATTGACTACACGCAGTGGAACGGTGAATTTACGTATGCCGACGCAAAAGAAGGAAATACCAAAGTGTGGACCCCGCTTGTGTGGCAGGCAGGCAAAGCCTATGACCGATTCCTTTTGTCCAACGCCAAGTTAATGAACATGAAGGATGACTTCTCCAAGTTTGCAATCGGCGCGGCTCGTACCCGTGAAGCTGTTGCGGCTGGCATTTTCTCTAATGCCGACCAGACCAGCTTTAGCGTTAATGGTGTCAGTTTAAATTACACGCTGACTGCAAACGGGCTTCCTATAGCGTATGATTCTCAAACCAGCGCGAATTACAGTACTACACAGGATAATCTTGAGGCGCTTGAGTTAAACGAAACCAACCTGGAGACCGTATGCCAGAAGATGTTCGACACAAAGGATGAGGACGGAAAGGACGCGAACCTTCAGCCCGATCTGTTAATTGTTCCTACCGCCCTGCGTAAAACAGCGTTGGAGTTAATAGGTGGCGAAGGAAAAGTTGACACTGCCGATAATAATCCCAACATCTACTACGGAAATATGAAAGTATATTGCTGGAAGCAGTTCCGCAAGCAGACCGGCAAGACCTTGAATCCGTGGGTTGTTTGTGATAGCCAAATGGCAAAAGATGCGCTCAAGTGGATTAATCGCCTAGAATCTGGAGATGACTACGAATTAATCAGTTGGAAAAAAGAGGAGATCCAGCAGTGGATGGTCGGATCAATCATGTGGTTTAGCGCAGGAGCATACGATTGGCGGCCTTTCCAATTCAGTATCCCGGCGTAGGTGTGAGAGGAAAGGCAGTTTATCTGCCTTTCCTTTTTGCCAATAAATCTTCTATCGCCTCATCCAGTAGTTTTGAAATAGGGACTTTTGTTTTTTCGGAAAACCCTTTTAAAGCGGTCCATAATCCTTTTTCTATGGAACTGGATATTTGAAATCTGGTTTTTAATCCTCTGTCTTTTGGCATTATTAATCACTCCTTTTGGAATATTATATCAAAAACTACTTGAAAGTCAATTAATTTTCATGTATAATTGATGTATCAAGATGTTTCAAGGAGTGATATTTTGTGGAGACAGAGAGACTCCATCCGGCAGATAAACCTAACTGGTTCCTTGTTAACTGTGAACATTGCGGCATTGAGTTTGCCGTACCACCTTACAGAATAAAACGAGGGAAGCCGCTTTATCATAACCCTTCATGCAGAACTAAGGCAGAAAACGCTAAGAGGGCTGGTAAATACAAGATAACCAATACTGAAAATATGGGCAAAGGCAAACGTGGCCCGAATAAAAACCCAAGCAAGCCAAGGGAAGATAAAAGCATTCTGCCGGATGGGACGCAAAGATGTATTAAGTGCGGCGAAAAATTTCCTGCCACTGAAGAGTACTTTCACAAACGAGTTGATAAAGGCGTTAAAAAACTTAAGCATACCTGCAAAGAGTGTGTTAACAAAATGGTCATGGATAGGTATATTGAAAATAGCGAGGAAATAAACGAGAAGTGCCGCGAAAAATACGCTCAAAATCCAGAATCGGTTTTAGCAAAGCAGAAACAATATTATCATAATGGCGGTGGAAAAGAAGTAAGCAGGGAGTACCGCATTAAAAACTGGGATAAAATTTCCGTAAGGGCCAACGGGTACAGGGAAAGAAACAGGCAAAAGATAAGAGATGGTATGCGATCTTATTACTCCGAACGAGGCGGCAAGGAAAAAAGGAAGGAGTATGTTGAAAATAACAAAGACCGCATACGCCAAGCCAATACAGAATACTACCGTAAACTATACAAAACAGAGGACGGCAGAAAGTGGATAACACTAAAAAGGCACATCAGAAGGGCAAGAAAAGAAAACCTTCCAGCTACATTAACAATAGATGACTGGAATGACTCTTTAAGTTTCTTCGATAGTTCTTGTGCCTACTGCGGCAAGGTAGACGATCCTTTACATCAAGATCATGTTATACCAGTATCGAAAGGCGGCTATTACACAAGGGGAAATATAATACCGGCCTGTAAGCCCTGTAATTGCAGTAAAGTTGACAAGGATATGGAAGAATGGTACAGGAAACAGCCCTTCTTCTCCGAGGTGCGCCTTCGCAAAATCCACCGATGGACGGGTTTCAACCCAAAAACAAAAACTCAACAACTGTCAATCTTTTAGAGAGACACCTCCGGGTGTCTTTTTAATTTGCACTCCGCGTAGTGCAGGTATCAAACCTGTGGGGCAAACGCCCTGCTACTTTAGAGGAGGAATAAAAATGTCGGGTTACACTCACAACAGCGGATTTTCCGCAATCAGCAATGGTTTTGCCGTAGGAAAAAGGGGCCACGAAATACCGGTAATAAGTCCGTCGGGCGAATTTTCGGCTTTTGGCAACAAGGGTAAAACATACTTTGTCGATACCGTATCAGGCAGTAATTCAAAAGATGGCCTTTCATGGGACAATGCTTTTCTGACAATGGCAAAAGCATTTACCGTAATCGCATCAAGGGAAACAATCTATTTTGTCGGCAAGGTCCGGGAGCAACTTATCGCACCGCTTGGGGTATACGGCGTTAAGATTATCGGAGCAGACACGACACCCAGACACGACCTTGCGGCTTCATGGATGGCTCCCGCAAGCGGTTCTGTTGACAGTAAGGCTCTTTGCGAGATTTTAGAGCAAGGTTGGGCATTCATTAATATCCTGTTCCAGTCTCAGGCAACTACAGCACCTGCTATTGAGATTTCAAGAGCAGAGGACGCAGTTCACCCTGATGGCTCACATGCTTTATTTGTTAATTGTCGTTTTTGCGGTTGTGACGGTATTTGGCTGAATGGCGGTATATTCAACACCAGGTTCATCAACTGCCAGTTCTACGACCTGACGGGAACCGGCATAAAGAATACAAGTGTATCAATCGACAATCATACGCATTTGCTGATTGACAATTGCGATTTTGTCAACAACGCAGCCGCGATTGTAACACCGATGAAATGGTCATGGGTTAAAAACAGTCACTTCTTCGGTAACACGGTTGGCATTGACTCGACGGGGAGCGTTGCCGGTAATGCGTTTATCGATCTGATAGTCGATGAGCCAAATGCAACATTTAACAATACGCATGGCTGGACAGGTGTCGCGGGAGATGTTTGGAAAGTGCATTGTACGGATCAGGTTCGGTATGGAATTCCAACCGTAGCCTAACAAGGATTACCAGCAGACTAATGAAACGGGGGAGGCCAAGCGCCTCCCTTTATTTTTGAGGTGAATTATGAATTTTACCAAAAATCCAGCAAATTTCAGCGACACGGAAAAGTTGCTTTACCTAATCTTACAAGAGATTCAAAAACCAAAGGAGCCCCCAGCAAAGCAACCGGCACCACAAGCAGAGTCAAAAAAGCCAAAGGTTACCTGTAAGCGGTGCAAGCAAACTTTCGACGGCCACGGCGAGTTTTTGAAACACGCCAAGGCTTGTAAGAAGGAGGCGACAAAGTAGCATGTCCTATTTAGTGCGAGAAGCATTCCGCAAGATTGACTATATCATCCCGCTATTCGATACAAAGGCATGGTCCGGGTGGACTAACCAGCCTGACGGCGGAGCGGTGAAGGTATCCTCCAATAGCGCCAGCGACACGGGCAAGCTGACCATCTTTGGCACCATTAAGACTACCGGGGCCTTTGCCTATGAAACGGTAACGCTTACCGGGGCAAGTGTCGTAACCACCACAGAGACGGACTGGGATGATATTAAAGGCCTGTTCATGGGCGACGTATACGGTAAAAACATCACGGCGGCGGTAGGTACTATCACCCTGACCAACGCGGCAGGATCAACCATAACGACTATAGCGACGACCAAACTCTCAGGCGGCCTGGTTGGGCTTGACCTGCGGGGGCATGACGTTACGGTTATCCAGGTATCAGGCAACCTCTACCTTTACGATGGCGGCGCGGCGACCACGGCAAACGGTTATCCCTTCGGAACTGCGGAGAAGTTTGAGTTTATCCCTATCGGCGACCTGTTCACCCTGATCAGCGACGGTTCAGCAGCCACCAGTAAAATTGTAGTTTATAAAAGTTAGGGGGTGATCCCCATTGGCACGGACTTACGGAGATACCCGCCTACAATCTTTAAAACTGCTCGATGAATATAGCACTACCGGAGCGGTCAGCACGACCGCCGACGTCACGGTAAAAATCCAGAACTTCACCAACGATGCGCTGGCCGATCTTGCGGCTACCGTGGCGAAAATACACGGTGAGTATTTTATCCCCCATGCGCCGGTACTGAACACGCTGACCAGCGACACGTCGAGCATTAAGACGTTTCTCCCGGGTGGCGCGGATATAAGCGTTTCCCTTTTAAATGCGAAGGCGTGTTTTTTTGAGGCTGACGGTCCTGGAAGCGCGATAACCGAGGAAACGGCAGACGGTACGACATATACCAACCTGGAGACTATTACCATAGCTTCCACGGTTACGAGCTTCACCGAGTACCGAAGGCTGATAACGCCTACACTGGCCACAAACACGGTAAGGCTCCGGTTCACGGGGCTTTATGTTTTTCATGTGCGGAATTACATCCTTTACCCCTACGCATGGGCTACGGCGGCAGGTGTTCAGCAGAATAGGCCGTGTTTTGAATACTCCCTGCCGAGCGACTTCCTGGACATGGCGCAGGTGATGATCAAGAAGGACACGCGGCAATACGTCCCTTATCAGACCTACAGTCTGCGGCCCGATGGGATCATCACCATTAACCGCTACGACGCGCCGGCTGAGGTCATGATCCACTACTGGCGTATGCCTACGCTGTTCACCTTTACGGGCGTTGAGGCTACCGACGACGCGCAGAAATATGGTATCGACACCGTGGGAGCGACCTACCGGATCACCGACGATGCAACACTGGTCCTACCTTATTATGTGGCAGCGCAGATATTCCTCTCTATGGGCTCATCTTATCAGTCAATCGGGATGCTTCTACTTAACATCTACGAGGACAAAAAGTCTAAGCTGACGGGCAATAAGTACGGCTACGAGTCTAGCAACATATTCGGATTTTAGGCGGTGACATGATGGCTTATAAACCTACACGGTTCAAAGTACCCGACCCGCCGGAGGAGCAGGCGCCTTTCGTAATTCCTTATATTGGCGGGGTTAATCTCAGGGACGAACAGTCGCAGATTCAAGACTACCAAAGCCCTTACAACGACAGCGACGGCAGGCCGGGCACCATCAACCAGGTAAGCGACGGCGCAAGGGGCACGAAAAAGCGCAAAGGTTTCACCCGGGTGAACACCGTGTCACAGGGGCCGGGTCCTATTCACGGCGTTTGGAATTATGTCAAGACTGACGGCACGGCGGTAACGCTGGTTCACTACGGCACGAGAATTTATGTTGAGACTGGCATTTAAGGCGGTGATGGCATGGGAATTTCTACCTATCTGGCAAACGCATTACTCGACCACGTTCTAAGGGGCGTGGTTTATACCCCACCTACAACCCTGCATATATCGTTTCACAGCGCCAACCCTGGCAAGACTGGCGTCTACGAGTTAACCGGCAGTGCCTACGCTCGCATCACAGCCACCTTCGACGCGGCGGCGGCAGAGACGACGCAGACGGCGACCGAGCTTGAGAGTGCCATGGCCACGCCGAGCAACTGGAGCGAGGCTACTCACTTTGGCGTTTGGGACGCGGCGAGCGGCGGGAACTTCCTTATGTTTGGTGCGCTAACCTCACCCATAACGGTGCTGATCAACTACGAGGCTTTATTCCCTGACGGCTCAATCAGCGTCACGATGGCATAGGCGGTGAGGTAGATGGCGAATAGGTACTGGCTGGGCGGAAACTGGAACAATACCGGAAACTGGAGCGCAACAAATAACGGGGCAGGGGGCGCGTCCGTCCCTACGGCTATTGATAATGTGTATTGGCATACCATCCCTACTTCAAGCACGTACACGGTAAATGTGTACGCCTACTGTCTTAACATGGATTGGACGGGGGCAACCAATACTCCGACATTGGCCGGATCGCAACCTTTATTTATATATGGCAATATGACACTCATATCTGCAATGAACTGGACTAAAGGTGCAAATGTATTGTTTGAGGCAACGTCAACCGGAAAAACAGTCACTACATTTAACAAAACTGCTACATCAACTATTATGTTTAATGGTATCGGCGGGGGGTGGACATTACAAGACGACCTATCTGCCGTCTCTGTATTAATCAATAATGGTAGTTTTGATTCCAACGGCAAGACCATAACCGCCAGTGACAGTATAGTTTCCAGTTATTCTACCGCAAGAAGTATCACTCTCGGAGCGTCCGCCATTACTTTTGGTAGCAACTGGACTTTCACTGATACCACCGGCCTCACATGGGATGCCGGAACATCCACAATCACTATGACCGGAGCAACGTCTACCTTCGCAGGCGGCGGACTGACCTACAACAACGTAACGCTTCAAGGCTCAACCACCATCACAGGCGCGAACACCTTCGCGACACTCACACTGACAGCAGACAAGACGACAACCTTTCCCGCAGGTGCGACGCAAACAGTCACCACGCCAGTCTTTAGCGGCACAAACGGTCACCTAGTCACCATGCGGTCATCATCTGCCGGAACTGCGGCCACGATCAGCAAAGCGGCTGGAACGGTCAAATCTAAATATTGTAGCATTCAGGACATAACAGCCACAGGCGGTGCTACCTGGATATGGACCCTTGTGGCATCCGGCACGGCCACAGCCATGGTATCGCCCACAGCTACAGCGGCGGTCATCCGGGCGATTCACACGGGCATAGCCAACACCAAGGGCGCGGCGTTTGTTTTCAGCGATAAGTGGCACTACCTCGACGGCACAAAGTTCTGGCAATACGACGGCACCACCTTTGCGGAGATTGTCGGCAGAGTCCCGACAGTGACATTGGACCGAACTCCTACAGGCGGCGGTACGGTCAATGAGGATTACAACTACATTTCCGACAGCTTCAAAGACAGTTTTAGCGGCACCGTTGGCGACACCGTTTACACCGTCAGCCAAATAGCGCTTACCTCCGTTGATCATGTCTGGGTGGCCGGTACGCTAATGACCGTGGATGTGGATTACACCGTAGACCTGGTAAACGGTCAGGTTACATTCGGCGTCTCACCAGGCACAGGAACTAATAACGTCGTTACTCAGTCAACGAAAACGGGACTCATGGACGACACCATGATCAAGAAGTGCAAGTATTGGGAGCTTTTCGGGGGCCAGAACGACACCCGAATATTCCTTACGGGCAACCCCAACAACCCGGCTACGGTCTATTGGTGCAACGTCGCAGACCCGACCTACTGGCCGGAGTCAAACTACAATATGGTCGGCTCTGATTCAGACTTTGCGAAGGGGCTGAAATTTCAGTACGACCAGCTTATCCTCTTGAAGCAAAGGTCAGTCTACCGGATTGAATACAACATCACCGATGCGGGGGTTGTTTCGTTTCCGTCCTATCCGCTGAACAGTTATATCGGGTGCGATTGTCCTGAGACAATCCAACTGATCGACAATATGATCGTGTTTAACAACAGCGTCAAGGGACCGCAGATCATCACCCGCACCGACGCACGCACAGAGAAAAATGTCATGCCTATAGGCGGCCTGATCAATGGCAACGTGGACAGGCCGGGGCTTTTAAGCGCGACCACGGCGAATCTACAGGCGGCGACCAGCTTCGATGATGGGCAACACTATATCATCTGCGTGGATGATGAAGCCTGGGCGTGGGATTACAAGAACAGTCCATACGGTGGCAACGAGAGCGCCCTGATCTGGTGGCCGTGGCTGAACATTAACGCCAACTGCTGGCTGGAGAAGGCCGGCGATTTTTATTTTGGCGATCGGGACGTCGGGCTTGTCTACAAGATGACCGACACCAAAAACGATGACGGCACAGCCATTAACGGCGTCTGGCGCTCGAAGTTGAATGACTTCGGAATGCGTGAATGGTGGAAAAGCATTCTCTATGTCTACTTTGCGACGAATGTCAGGAATTACGGCAACATCACGGTCAAGATAATCGACGACTACGGGGACACGGTTTACACCGAGACGGTTACCAGTGCGTCGTTCAGTTGGGATACGTTCGACTGGGATACATTCACATGGGCGGTAGCTAAATTCGACCCAGTGTTCAGGCTTAAGCCCAAGGTCAAAAAGAGCAAATATTTCCAGGTTGAGTTTTCCAATGACGAGCTAAATGAAGAACTCAGTATCTTGGACGTAAAATTCTACTGGACTAGGGATCGCCTTGTTAAATGAGGGGGTTAAATAAGTGACAATTCCAGATTTTGCATATACGCCAGCGGATGGCATAAAAAACACAACATCATTCCCAACTTCGCCCGGCTCCAACCCTGCGGCTCGTTTGCAGTTTCAGACGCTTTTCGACCAGGTTACCACGTACCTCAACGACACCCTGATCCCCGCCGTCGCGGAAGGTAGCAACAATTTCGGCGCTTCTGCGGCTGGTACGGATGCCTACGCTATTACCCTTGCAGACTGGACGGGCGTAGCCTATGCTACAGGGCAGACGGCTTTCCTCAAGGCTGACGTGGCCAACACTGGGGCGGCGACATTTGCGATTAATGCGGTGGCTGCGGTGGCGATTCGCAAGAGTGGCACGACGGTGCTGGAGGATGGTGACATTGCCGCCGGTGCGACGGTGCTGCTAAAGTATGACGGCACGTATTGGCAGTTGCAGGGGCTATCTTCGGCTAACGACATATTGACGAAGCTAAAGACCGTGGACGGCGCGGGAAGCGGGCTTGACTCTGATTTGCTGGATGGGCAGCAAGGGAGTTATTATGCCCCTGCGGCCTCACCAACCTTCACGGGGCTTGTCACCACAGCGGGGCAGATAAAATTCCCTGCCATAGCTAACCCCAGCGCAGACGTTAATACGCTCGATGATTATGAGGAGGGCACATGGGAAGCTGCTTTTGCTTGTAGTACAAGTGGAACGATCACAATAGACAATAGTTATAAAACTGGCGCATACACAAAGATCGGCAGACAGGTTACAGTTACAGGATTATTTATTGTGGATTCTGTGAGTAGCCCTGTTGGTGCATTGGCGCTTACAGGGCTTCCGTTTGCGGTTGGCGCTGGTAACCAAAACAGGGTTGCAGTAGCAGTGATTGGGTATGGGCTTGAAGCTACGGCAACGATGCCACCAGTAGGAAGAATAGACGCGTCGGCTTCGCTTATACAGATAGATAAATATGCCGCAGCCGCCCCTGTCGCTATGGCGGGAGACGTGAAGGCCGGTTCTACATTTTTTATCTCTACAACTTATTTTGTATAGGAGGGAAAATAATGTTAGAAAAACAGGAAATATTTTCCGAATAAAAAAGGATTCTTTCTCCTTAAAGTAGAAACATGGTTTTTGGAGGAGGGATATGATGGCTACCTACCATGATTATGTGATTAAAGACGGCAAGTTTATTGGTGAATTTGAGAAAATGTACCAAGTGTGCGAAAACCCTTGGAACCAATGCTCTGTTGACTATATCGAAAACTCTTTCTCTCGCACAACGACCATACTTAACCTAAATAGACTTGGGATAAAATCGGTTGTTGAGTTTGGATGTGGTTTGGGATTTTATACAAACATGATATGTCGCCATGCGGGAGTAACGGTTAAGGGGGTTGATATATCTAAAACAGCCATTGAGAGAGCAAGAAAAACTTTTCCTGAACTAGAATTCGCCGTGGACAGCGCAACCAATATATCTAGGTACGGCAACTTCGAGGCTGTCCTTTTTGCCGAGATCACATGGTATATATTAAACGATATAGATGAGATATTTAGACTAATGTTGCAACATTTTAAGGGAAAGTATTTTTTCCATAATCTCGTATTCTATAAAGGCCAACAGCGATATGGGACAGAATTTTTTACAAGTCTAAAGGAATTTATAGAATATGTCCCGTTTGAGTTGGTGTCTTACGCTGAAGGAACAACTGCTGAAAGCGATACCATTGAAACAAGCACAGTTTTTAGGATAGTAAAGAAACGATAACCATAACAACCGAGAGCCGAAAGGCTCTTTTTTATTTGCATATCCAGGCACCAACCAAGCCACCGAAAGGAGGTTTTTTTATTTATGGCAACCTACGACCCGTACGACTACACAGCCGCCCAAAAACTTGCCAACCAAACCACACAGGCAAGCACACCGACAAACACGTTAGGTTACACCGACGTAAACAGTCAGATCAACAAGGCGTCCGATACCCTTGCAACACCAACATATCAGAATTACGACTGGACGCAAAATGCCGCCAAGAGTATCTACGACACCATGCAACCCACGACCGCGGCGCAACAGGCCAGCGTCAACCAGAATTACAGCAATTCCCAGCGAGGCATAACCGAGTTACTAGCCAACACGGGGAATTTACGCAGCGGCAACTTTGTCAACCAGTTGACCGGAAACGAGCAGAATCGCAATACCGCCCTGGCCGGGGTGGAATCAAGCGCCTGGCAGAATGCGCTGTCCCAGGCCAACACAGCCGCCAATACAGCACTCACAGAGCGCAGTCAGTTGTATAACCAGCAGTCAACCACCGCCAACCAGCTTGCAAGTCTGTTGGAGCAACAGACCTCGGCGCAGCAGTGGAGCAACCAGTATAATTCGGAACAGAATCAAAACCAGTTCGCCAATACTCTTGCAACGTCTCAGGCGCAGGCGGCAGAAAATCAGGCCGCAACCGAGTATGACTTGCAGCAACAATCGCTTAATGAAACGACAGCGGCGCGGCAGGCGGCGAACGCTTTGACGGCAGGGCAACTCACCGGGACGTACAACGGCCAGACTACGGCAGACCAGACCAACCAGACATCCAGCAACCAGTTAGCATTACTCCAGGCGTTGCAGAATTATCAATTGGGGATAGGCCAGGTGACTGATACCTTGCCACAGATCAGTGGATACAACTATGGCGACACGCTTAAGGCGCTTTTAGCCCAACTCGGCACGACGTAAGGAGGTGTGATAAATGGGATACTCCTATAAAGATAAGTACGGTATCAGCCATACTGTAAGCAGCGAGTCAACGGCAAAACAGTATGCCGCATCAGGTAGCGGTATCACCAATACGGGCACAGGCACAACGTCCAAGTCTAGCATTGTACCGTCCACCAGCACCAGTAGCAAGTCAAGCTCCAGCTCCAGTTCCGCAGGCGTCGGCTCAGCCATCGGCGGCAAATCAAGTTCCACAAGTAACAATGATACCCTTGCCGACCTTAGTAATTTATGGTATCAGCAAACGGCGGCAGGCGATACCGCAGGCGCAGAGCTCACGCACCAGCAGGCGAACGCACTAAGGAACTCCCTGGGATTACTGCCAGGGGTAGACTATGACCTGGCAAGCAGCGCTTCGCTAATCCCGTCTACTTCGGTTGCCACAACCCAACAACCTGATCAACTATCCCAAATAATGGCCCTGCTCCAGCAACCGACGCCAACCTACGAACAGCCAGACTACTCCGACCTGATCCCCGCGGCGACGCAAGGAGTAGCGGCCACGGCGAACGCGGCAGACACATATTTCACTCCTACAAAGTCCTATAACGACAGAGTAGCCACCATAAAGGCCAATGCCGATGAGCAGGCATACAAAACCTATACCAGCAATCTGTCTGCCAGAAACAACCAGATATCCAGTCTGTTGTCGATGTTGCCCTATACCACCATGACTGCGGCGCAACAAGTTACCTCTGACCAGCAGAAGGCGGCGGATAAGTTGAGTCAGTTGACCAAAGAGGGGCAATTAGAGCAGGACAAGATTACCAACGACCTTAAACAGCGTCAACTCGATCTGGAAGAAATGAGAACCACTTACGACATAAACAAGCCTTACTACAACCCGTACAGCGGAGGAGGCAGCTCCGGGGGCGGGTTAACCTCTTACCAGCAGTCCACCTTGTCAAGCAATGCCGCAAAGTCAGAGCAGGCTATCCGCGATCAAGCCGTAGCCCTGGCAGTTAAAGACCCTGATTACTACAGCCAGACACAAGAAGGCCAGAACACCATTATTGGCCGCTACTATGAGCGATTAAAAAGCCTTAATTATTAGGCGGGTGATTTTATGAGCTACGATCAGCAGGTTTACAATAGCGCCCGATGGTGGGAGGAACTAAACGCCAACCCCGGCGTGAACCCAAACGACCCCTCCACATGGACGCCGGAGATGATCCGGGCCCACACTGAGAACGAAGCCCTGGGCGCAGGAGGCACGCAGAGGAATTACAACGTCGAGGGCTACAGTTCGCTTATCCCGCGTTCCAACGTCAATGATGTTGTCATGCCCGAAGATCAGTGGCGACCCGACACGGGCGCGGGTGAACAACTACTCGC